TACTAAAAATATTAGGATCACTTACTGGAATTACATCAATGCGTGGGTCAAAATCTTGAGCCTTGATTGACGGATCAGCCCCCACGTCATAAGGATAAGGAGTTGGGTCTTCTGCAAAAAGAGTAGCAATCATTTTAAGTTCTAACTTCAAACTTGCGTGTAATCGTTTATGTATTGCACTGATTATCCGTGAACCACGCTCCAATAATGCTATTGTTGTTCCAACTGGCATCTCTTGTCTACCATCACCTACGCCTATCTCGCTTGTACCAACAAACTTTTCTGCAGAGCTAACAACAAAACCCATCAACTGAAACAATGTTGCACTCGGCTCTTTATAAGGTAAAGGTATCAAACTACTTTTTAAATCACCTCCTGGAACATCAACATCTCTAAACTCTCCTGGCTGTAACGGATCAGAATCATCTGCTATACGCAAACCCCTCGCTTTAAATCCTGCAGGCATATTTGCGAGTGTTCCTGCATCTATCAACTGACGCAAGTTAGCTGTTGCTGTTCTAGATAAATTACCCAACAAGTGAATCAAACCAAAACCATAAAACCCTAATCCGGGAGTAAACTTGTACTGCACAAAATGTGGAATTTTATTTTTCATAGTATCTTCAGGTGAATAGTTTCTACGAATAGAAAGTACTTGTTCCGTGTCTACACAAACAGTTATTATGTATGGTAGCTTAATTTCGTTTTCATCAGGAAACTCTTCTAAGTTAAAATAACAATGACATTCATATAAAGTATAATCTTGGCTTCTGTCACTAGGATCACGACCTTCTAAGTCATCATACTTTTCTTGTATTTCGGTATCAGATCTATTTGCAGAACCACTTAATTCCATATCAGCATATACACCACTCACTTGAAGTTTGCGTAGCTCGTTTTCTGATATTTTAATTACATGTGTTACTCTTTCTGCTGATTTTAAATCAGTTGCTGAGTAACTTACCAATATATCTTCTGATGTTATGAACTTACTTACAGGACGGTTTAGAGAAGTATCGCGATATATTTTCTTGAAAGCACTTCCTGCCAAACCTAAAAAGTAGAGCATTTGATCATACTCTGGCTCATACTCTTCCATGTTATACATGATCTGATAATTTAAATACTCTTGTACTCGTTGAGCTTGTTGCTCTAACATTGCATTAGCTGTTCCAATTATCTGAGCTCTAACTGGTCCACTAGAAGGCAAAAGTTCCTTGTACGCTTGAGCTTGAAACTGAGTTACTGCTTCGTTTAAAATTGGATGCGTTACACCAGTTGCTCCATCAAAAGGCTCTGTACGGTTTTCGTATTTTAAACCAAGTAAATCTAAACCACGAGTATACGAATCTTCCCAATCTTTACGGCTAGCTCTATCTTCTTCTGCATTAGTAAGAACATAAGAAGAAACTTCGTCAAGTGTAGAGTCGGAAACACTATCTACTAAATTGCCAAAAAAATCATCTGGTTCTTGGCTTACTTGTACAGAATCTTGCTCCTGTTCTTCTTCATCAGTAATTACATCTACTTCAAAAAAAGCATCTTGTTGATCCTGTAAATCCATAATTTCAGCATCTGTTTCAGGAGCTCTGTATAAAGCACGGTCAATATTAGTTGGTTTCATAGCCATCAGTAATAAATCCTCTCTCTTGGTACTGGATCATTATCTTCATAATCACTCGGGTGAGTTATAAAACCACCCTCTCTAAATCTTCGTAGAGCCTGTGTCACCGTATCAACATAATCATCATTTTCTCCTGCAGGAAATTGAGCACACTCTTCAATCACCTCTTCAGACCAACGAGACTCTGGAGCCCATACTAACCCACTTTCTAGCAAAGGTGCAACAGAATTTACTCGCATGTATTTATCATTACCTCTACTTGGGCTGTAGTTTGTTACTGGAACTCCCGTAGCTCTTAGTTCTTGGGTCAATGGCATACCTGAAGCTTTTGCTTCTATTAATACCATTTCTGGTTCCCAGTATTTATATTCTTCATAAGATATTCTTTTTAGTTCAGGAAAGTCCCATCGTCCACGCTTGGCATCAACAAGAATAATGTTTGGTGCTTCACCTTCCTCTGGATAAAAAACTCCCCAAGTTGTTATCGCACTATAATCAGCAGATTCCTTTTTGCTATATGCAGTATCATAACTCTGCATTATATATTGTAAAGGGGGTAAATCTTCCTTTTCCCATTTTTTCCACCACTCACGTTTCAAAATCGCGGCTGACTCACTAGTGGGGTTTTGTTGCCATTGGGCTTCCCATTTACCTATGGACAAACTACCCTTTACAGCTAATAAGTCTTTCTTGTTCCAAAACTCACCCCACAAAGGTTCATTAGTTTCAGGCATCAAAGCAGGGAACTCAACTACTTCCCATTGGTCTGCCAATATATCTCTGCCTTGTTGCTTTAATAATTTACCAGTCAAATCATTTTCAGCCCAACGTGTCATCACGATTACTATTGAACCTCCTGGCTGTAAACGTTGTCTAGGTCCAGAAGTGTACCACTCATACGCATTTTCCATAGCAGTTGGTGACAAAGCATCTTGTTCGGAATGTGGGTCGTCAATAATTAACAAGTCAGCACCTCGCCCTGTAACAGCACCCCCGACTCCTGCGGCGAAATATTCACCTCCTGCACTCGTTTCCCAACGTCCTGCCGCTTGAGAATCTGCTCGTAACTGGACGTTTTGAAAAACCCTTGTATACTCAGAACTATTCATCAAGTTCCTTGTTTTACGACCAAATCTAAAAGCTAACTCGGCTGTGTGTGTTGTCTGCATAATTTTTAAAGTTGGCTTACGTCCCATCAACCAAGCAGGAAGTAAGTAACTCGCAAATTCAGATTTCGTATGTCTTGGTGGCATGTTCACGATTAAACGTTTCAGCTCACCACGAGCTAGGCGATTGAATTTTTCCGACATAATAGCATGGTGTCTGCCATGTATAAAGTCAGACCAAACGCTTTGTACAAAAGTAAGAAAGTCTTCTTGGCAAGATTCAGCTTCTTGCATGGACTTTGCCCTGTCTAACAAAAGGGCAAAATTCCTCAGTTTGTCTTCAGGCAATAGAGATAAATCCATAGTCATAATTTTCTTATATATCGAAAATTTTCAAACGACAATGAACCTAATGAATTATTTTGAAAAAAGGGGTATACGATTTTAATAATTTTTTGATATACCACGAATCGCGGAAAACTTGCCACGCCCAAGGACATGGCAATAACAGTCGTCAAAAATGGGGGTTATAAAAAAGGGGCGTTAGGTGTTACCCTAACGCCCCCCAAGTACCTTTTTATTTGGTTGTTGGTTTAACTTGCAAAGTTATAAAACCAACGCCCCAAGTACTGCTACTAGGGCTATAACCACCATTTAACAATGCTAGTAAACATATTGGGTTTTTTGCACTATGGCCTAATTTACTTGCAAAGCTTAAAGCACTACCAACATTTTTAAAAGGTTGGTTGCTGTTGGTTGGGTTGGTGCCAAACAATAAAGCATTTTGTATTGTAGCCCTTACACCATTACCCTTGCCACCATAACCAAACGGCGTTGCAGGTTTATTTGGCGTTGGGTTGGTAACAACGTTTGGGTTTGGCACCACTACAACGTTGTTAATGTTGCCGTTGGCATGGGTATTTATAAACGCCCATAACATTGTATTTGTTACGCCAGTTTTACCACTACCACTATTAGTTAATGTTTGTACTGTTGTAGTAGTACTTGGGTTAGTATTGTTTTTAATTTTGTTTTGCATGTTTTTAACCTTTACAAAAAATTTGGCATTATAAGTATTTATAAAAGCTTTTGGGTTTTTAAAATATAGCTTTTGCATTTTATAATTAGGTGTACCCTTATTAGTATATAAATAATGTTTGTAACCATTTACATTTAAAAAGTTATTACCCAAAAAATGTTTATTACTACCAATATTTATTAAACCCAAACTATTTAATAATTTTGTGTTTTGCATTTTTTAAACCTTATAACACCCAAAGCGTTGTAGCATTATTGCGTTGTGCTTTGTTACCTATATTATTACTATACTTTTAATATACTTGTAAATAAAAAAATTAACTCCTTGAGAACTTTTTTATAGGGTGTTTATATTGAGCATGCATGTATAGTGGACTCTCTTATGAGAGGGAGGTTCAGTGCATAGTGCTGAGTATAAGTATCGACATCATTATTATTAGTATTAAAAACATATAAACAATTTACACCAACAATTATAATTGAGTAGTCTTTGATTTTTATTTTATTTTGCGGAGTCAAGGATTTTCCTTGATGATAGATAGTGATAGTCTAGGAGTGTCAACGCTAACGTCAACACCATGACAGGTCTTGTTCTCGGGAATGGGACAGTCCCTGATTCTCTTGAATGGGATGGGAAAAAAGGACGTCAAGCTTAATTGCCTGACGTCCCGATGGTGCTAGCCTTTGACAACTAGCTTGATGTATGGAGTCATCCAAGTTTTACTGCTTGGTGAGTATCCCCCATGCATCAAAGCATGTAAGCAATTAGGACGTTTCTTAGAGTGACCAAGCTTGGCAGACTTATCAAGTATAAGCCTTAACGACATAGAGCCGTCAATCCCTCTAAGCATCCAATCTTGGATGGTTTGCCTGACACCTCCGGACTGTCCACCATAACCAAAGGGGACAGGCTTTGGATCGTCAAGTTTTACATTGTCAAGAGGTTGGATGTAGACGTTTGCATCGTTGCCTCCTGCATGCTCGTTGACAAATTGCCACACGTCGTCAAAAGACAACTCTTTATCGGTGACTAGGAGCTCAGCCTTTACAACTTGAGCTTTGGACTTTGGTGCAGTCTTGACAACTGCCTTAGTTGACTTTTTAGCCATATCAATTCTCCTTTCTACGAGAATAGTGTAAATGCTTAATTGCAAGTACAAGTATAGAATAGCAAATAAAAAGTCCGGGAACAACAATAAAATGCTCCCCGATGATCTTTTTTTATCCTTGACATAGACAGTCAAGAAAAGAGAATCACGGAATCAAGGATTTTCATTTCCTCTCTTCTCTCAAGGGAATCAAGGATTTTCAAGGATCAAGGAAGATCAATGAATCAAAGATCAAAGAAGATCCTTGACGAGCCGATGATCAAGGATTCTCTCTTTTAGGATGGGAGAATCTTTCTCTTTCCTGAATGGGATTGATGTGATAAGATATGATGCAAGAGTCCAGTCCAATCGTAGGGAGCAGGACATGTCCAGTCAGGGAGTGGTGGCTCATCTCCCGTCAATCCTTTTCCTAATAGAAGGCTCTTGTCACCCCTAAATAAATACAAGGTGCGAGCGGAAGGGAGCTTCGCCAAGTTCCAGACTTGTCCACCATTGAGAAAATACTGGGTCTGCCACGATATTTGATGTGGACGTAGATTTAAAGACTTTAGGGACTTTAAGTTACTCACCTTTAACTCAAGCCAAAAACTTTTACCATTTTTTATGCCATGCACATCAGGGATTCCTGGCATAGCCCATGACTCAATTCTAGTCCAAAAGACACCTAACTCCTTTGTGCCTTCTCTTAAATCTTTCCATAATTTTGTTTCGGGATTACCCATAAAGAAAAGATAACAAGGTGCAACAGGATTTGCTACACCTTATTTATCTTGTTTAATCAGCAGGAAGTAACCTCATGTAAAGGTGCATCTTCTTCAAAATATTTGCCATGACCATACATTTCTTTTGCTATCTTTCTAACAGTTTTTGTCCATGAACTTTCAACACCATCAGCATAAATTTCCTCGCCGTCTTCTCCGTATACGATTAATACATTGCTGTCTTCTTGAAGGTCACCATAACAATAAACATCGTGTTTCTCACCTTTGTCATCTGTATAAGTGACTTTACATTTATAATCGCCCATTTATCCCTCCCCTTGTAGGTTATCAATTTCATCACAAAGCCCCAGTCCATAAGCAAACCCATGACTGTAACCTTGTGGTGGACTTTTTTGCCACTCTACCTCTTTAGCTTTCATTCCAACGACAACGGCATCGTAAACGCCCTTTTGGAAATTGGTTAGATAAGTAATAGGTAAATGGTCTAAGTTTGCTTTCGCTGTCTTTTTGTCCATAATTAGCTCCTTAAAAATAGTTATTAATTAATTTATACTAATAATATACTTTAAGAGTTTGTAGTGGACTATTCTTTAATTATCTTTTGTTATCTGGCTTTTATGCTCTATAATTAAGTTATCTTGAGTTACTGCTTTGAGTGCAGGAAACTCATTTTGGAGTCGTTGAATTTCTTTCATAACTTCCTCCTTACTCATTTGATCTATTTTTCCATGAAGTATTTCTTTACGATCAATATAAAGTCCTGCCGCTTGACCTCTGCTTTTCTCAGCCGCGACTGCTGATGCGAAGTTCCCTGCTGTGATTGCCTGATCCCGAATTTCCGCGAGTTTTTTTACATGACCTTCAAAAGTCACTTCATATTTCTGTGCTAACTCTTGTTTGATTTCACGTATTCGCTCTACAACATGAGGGTAACGTCTGCCATCTAACAACTGCGAAGCAATGGCATGAGCAGATGCGACTGAATATCCTGCACGAATCGCGGCTTCGGTCTGGGTTATGTCTTCACAAACATACAATCTAGCAAATTCTTCCTGCTTTGGAGTAATTTGTTTTTCTTTACGAGGATTTGCAACTACATCAAGTTTTTCTTTATGTGTTTTCTTTGCGAGTACCATAGATACTTTATATAATAGTACCAAATGATATTAAAGTAAAAAATTAAAGGGAGTCCTGTTTTTTCCCAGAAAGCCTCGAAAGTAGAATAAAATATACAATCTTGCCACTAACTCATTGTTATTGTTAGATAGCAAGATATTGTATATTATGGATTGTGTAAAAACGATTTTACACTTTTATGAATTTACCTTCTATATAGTAAAGTTTATCTGTCTTGTAATGCTTTTGCGACAGCTTCTTCTACCATCTTTGGCGTTTCATCAAATACTGCTTTGCATTTTATTAAATACGATACAGTATTATTTAAGCTCAAAGTGGTGAATCCAAGTTCCTTGCACAATTTGTCACGACATATTTTTAATTCATTTAATACGTCAGTTTCAAGTGCTACGACTCGTTTTTCAATATCAGCCATTTTTACCTCCTTCCTCATATTTTTCATCTAAATCCCAATTATAATTCATTCTTTCCCTAATGCTTTTGCAATCACATAAATAGTAAAATAAATTGTCTATTAATTTTGGGTCATCAAAGTAACCATCATTATCCATGTCCATAATTTCATCTAGTGTAAGACTACCCACATTAGATATATGCACATGATTTGCAGGTGTGTCTGCTAATGTATTATCTTTTTTCATTTTTACCTCCTTTACATATATTTATAAAATAATCAACTAATCGTAGTTGTTCTCCAGTAACTTGGTTTGTCACTTTTTGTTTTTCCCCACACGGAGGGCAAAACTCCAACCAGTCATTATCATTGAGTATAAGTATGTCGGTATCGGTTTTTTCCTCACAAAAGCTACATCTATTGCCCATTTTGTTTCTCCCATTTATCAATTTGGATTAGCAGATTTTTTGCACATTCGTATCTGCCTTTACATATATCTCCCGTGCCGTCGGACAATACTTCTGCTCCGTCAACCACGCTTTGCCAAGTTTCAACTTCCTCCTGCAACCAAGATTTCGTTAGTTCCAGTACAGGGACTTCAGCACATTTAGAAAACTTATTCATGTCAAACCCCCCACCTTTTTACTCCAACAAGTTCAACTGAATGATCTTTATAAGTTGGATGGTTTTCAAAACCATTTAAAATGTCATCAGCTATACGGCTTATGTCTATGTAAAGACGTTTACCATACTCTTCTACGTTTTCCTCTTCATCAACGTAATCAAATACATCTATTGTAAGATAACTTTTATTACTCATGCTGACACCACTTTTTGAGTAACGTAATCAATTCTAGCTAAGTGATCTAAACGAGCACCACAAGCAAGTCTTTGGTTGACCCATTCCTCATGCTCTTGAATAATATCTTCAAAAGTTGTTTTACGCTCAACTTCTGTATAATGATCACGCCAAGCTCTCATGTGGACATCAGGTTCACACTGATGCCAATGTCCATTACTAGCTAGACATTTTGTATAATATACAGTAGTGAGAAGTACCTTAGGAGATTGCTGTAAGTCCTCAGGTTTAGGGACAGCTAATATATAACCACGATTAGCTTTATATTCTGTCACACTAGGTAAATAATTTTCCATTTTAATATCCTTTCATGATTATTAAAAATTAAATATATATTATAAGTATACATAATATTTATCATTAATATACCAGTATTTTATCTTTTGTTTTCAAGGAGTTGACCAGTCTAATCAAAGAAAATAAGGGACTAAAAAAGAATTGTTTTAGTATATAATATATATATATTTAATATAACGTAAACAATTAACAAGGAGACATCAAATGTCAAATGTTACAATATTAAATAATAATCGTAGCTCACTTTTCATGGACGTCGTTAGTCGTATACATGACGTCGCAAAATATTACGAGGGTCAAGGTAACGAGTGGTCCCAATTACTTTTTGGTGGTAAGGACGTCCACCCAAATGTAGCA